TAACTCGTAGACAAAGGCGTCTACGAGTGCGTCGCTGCCCCACGGCGTGAAGCAATTCGACAACACCATTATAGCACAACACGTTCTGGTATCTCTCGATTAGCTCCGCAACGGGGCAATGGCGGCGGGGCAATGGGGCGGTGGAACCCCACGGGGGGCGGGGCAACCCTTTTGGCGGTGCGGCGAGGCGGCTTGGCTATAACACTGTTTTTGAAACACGTTGCCTAAAATTAAAGTCTAATGTCTAATTTTTTACATTTAGGATTTAAATACGGCATTTCAGTCTTGTCTAATCTTAGGCATAGGTAGACAAAAAAGTGGCCCCGGGGGAGGTGGGGCCACTCGGAGGGCGCTTAAAAAGCGCTTCACAACGGAGGAGCTAGTAGAGTATCCTATGTTGGACAAAGAGTAAACACGTTTTTCGCTTTTTAAGCGCGGAGTTAAATGTTTGAGCACCTAATCAGCATTCAAGATGCGGACTACGCGCCCAGTGTGATGCCGGATGAGGCGCGGTTTGTATCGGATACTAAAGCCCCGCCAGCCGACATTGTTGATGGGAAGACAACCACGGCTGCGTGGTTAAAAGACCTCGGCTTTGACGACGACGCCACAATTACAAACGCCCAGCAGAAGTCTGCCCAAGCTGCCTTTGCCGCAATGACCATACCGCTTGACGCGGAAACCCAAAAGAAAGCACTACACAAAGTTGTAGTTCCAAAAGCTGTCCAGCATCTTGTCGGGATGCTCACCGCTTATGATTGGGCTTTTGTAGAACAAGCTAAAGAGATACGTGGGTATTGTATTGCGCAACTGCTTGAAGAATCCAAGCACCCCGACGCCAAGATACGTCTCCGCGCCATTGAGATTCTAGGCAAGGTAACGGAGGTGGCGCTATTTACAGAACGTATTGAGGTTAAAGAAGTGGCACTATCCGACGCGGACTTGGAGAAAGAAATCCAAACCCGGATGGATAAGTATATGGATTTGATGAAAGTGGTGGAAGGCAAAGCGCAGGACATCCCCCCGGAGTTACTTGAACTTGCACCGGAAGAGGCTGATGCTAGCCCAGCGTGAACGCAGCGAACAACTGCTATCGCTCCTTGACGGGAAAATCAAGCGCTTGGAGACAGCCGCCGCGCAAGGGTCGCTGATTGAATTTGCCAAAAAAGTGTATCCCAATTACTCCGTTGGAGGCCACCATAAGATAATGGCTAATGTTTTTAAAGACGTGCTAGATGGCAAAAAGAAGCGCGTTATTATTAATGTAGCCCCGCGCCACGGCAAATCAGAGTTGACCTCATACCTGCTGCCCGCGTGGTTGCTAGGGCATCATCCTGAATACCAAATCATCATGGCAACGCACACTTCGTCCTTGTCCGAGGATTTTGGACGGCGGGTGCGAAACTTAATTACCTCTCCCGAGTATAAAGAACTATTTCCCGGCACAGAACTCAGCACCGACTCTAAGAGCGCAGGGTCGTGGAGCACGTCTAAAGGCGGGAAATACTACGCGGTTGGAACAGGAGGCGCACTGGCAGGACGCGGCGCTGACTTGCTAGTGATCGATGACCCGCACTCGGAACAAGATTTAAAGAGCGGGTCTAAGCTTCCGTTTGAACAAGCATGGAGTTGGTATCAAACCGGCCCCCGCCAGCGGTTGATGTGGGGTGGGTCTATTATTGTCGTAATGACCCGATGGGGGCAGTTGGACTTAACCGCCAAGCTGCTGGACTACCAAGCTAAAAACCCCGACGCTGACCAGTGGGAGATAGTAGAACTCCCCGCTATCTTGCCGTCAGGTAAAGCTTTGTGGCCTGAAAAGTGGCCTGTTGAGGAGTTGTTGAAAACAAAGGCAACGCTCCAGCCCCGTTTTTGGAACGCTCAATACCAGCAAGAACCTACTTCTGATAACGTTGCCATAATTAAACGGGATATGTGGCGGGTGTGGCCCCACGACACCCCACCGCCATGCCAGTTTGTAATTCAATCGTGGGACACCGCATTTGAAGCTAAAACATCCGCTGACTACAGCGCTTGCACAACGTGGGGGGTGTGGTTCAACGAAGAGGAAAAGAGTGTAGCGCAGGTTATACTGCTGGATGCATTTAAAGACAGGATGGAGTTTCCAGAGTTAAAACAGGTTGCGCTTGACCACTATAACGCTTGGAAACCTGATGCGTTTATTGTTGAAAAGAAAGCGGCGGGTGCGCCGTTGATTCAAGAGTTGCGCAAAGCTGGGATTCCCGTTCAAGAGTTTACGCCAAGCAGAGGTAATGATAAGACAGTTCGGGTAAACGCAGTGGCTGATTTGTTTGCCAGTGGGCGTATTTGGGCACCCGACGAACGATGGGCACAGGATGTTATTGAAGAAATGGCGGCATTTCCGGTTGGAGAGCATGATGACTTTGTAGATACAACTACACAAGCTCTGTTACGGTTTAGGCAAGGCGGGTTTGTTGGCACCGCGCTGGATGAAGCACAACCAATAAAGCAGTTTAAGTCACGCCGCAACATGGCGTATTATTAAAGGATTTCTATGGCAACGCAGAAATTCATGGGCAAGAATCAGTTGCTTGACAGGCTGACTGAGCAGATGCGCACCCAGAAGAACCCTCCGTCTGACCCCCAAGCGGCGGCGATAGCGGTGCTGCAAGCGCGGGGGCAATTGAAAGATGATGGCAAAACATTTACTAAAAGCGGGGCAGCGCGGGACGCAATGACTGCTGAAGAACGTGCAAAAGACAGGGCCGCTAAAAGAACCGGGAAACCCGCGACAGCTTTTAAGTATAACCCCAAAACGAACGCTGCTTTAAGGAAATAATATGGCTATGGAAAAAAGTATTTACCAGCCCCCACAGGGGATGGTTGACGAGCAAAACCAACCGGACATGGAAATAGAGATTGTTGACCCGGAAGCAGTAAAAATACACGCGGGTGGGATAGAGATTGAGATAACCCCCGGTAAAGAAAGTTCTGATGATTTCAACGCTAATCTTGCGGAATATATGGATGCGCGGGATTTGGAAACATTAGTGTCTGAGTTGGCGTCAGATGTAAGGAACGACCTTAACTCCCGCAAGGATTGGGAGAGCATGATGAAAGACGGCATTAAGTTGCTGGGCCTTAAGTATGAAGAGCGCACGGAGCCGTGGGCGGGGGCGTGTGGGGTGTTTCATCCAATGATAACGGAAGCGGTTGTCCGGTTTCAGTCCGAGACTATTATGGAGACATTTCCTGCGGCGGGGCCAGCCAAAACAAAAGTTGTTGGGAAACAGACTGTTGCTAAAGATGAGGCAGGGAAGCGTGTAGCTGAAGATTTGAATTGGCAGTTAACTGAGAATATGGTGGAGTTTCGTCCTGAACATGAACGGATGTTGTGGAGCCTCCCCGCAGCGGGGTCAGCCTTTAAGAAAGTTTATAAAGACCCAGCCCTTGGCAGACAAACATCGGTGTTTGTATCAGCGGAAGATATTATTCTTCCGTATGGGACGGCTGAGCTTTTAACCTGTCCCCGCATTACGCACCGTATGCGCAAGAATAAAAATGAAGTGCGGATGCTGCAATACGATGGGTTTTGGCTTGATGTAGATATTGGTGACCCACCTAAGACGGTTAGTGATATACAGAAACGAAAAGACATAGAGTTGGGCGTGTCCGCGATAAATGATGACCGCTATGTCATTAATGAGTGCTGCGCGGATTTAGATTTGCCGGGATTTGAAGACACGGATAAAGACGGCAATGCGACGGGAATAGCACGTCCATATATTGTTACTTTTGTAGAAGGTAATAACCAAGTTCTGTCTATACGCCGCAATTGGAAAGAAAGCGATAAAGTAAAACAGAAACGGTTGCACTACGTTCACTATCAATACATCCCCGGTTTTGGTGCGTATGGGTTTGGGTTGTTTCATTTGATTGGCGGTTTTGCTAAAAGCGCCACAAGCATTATTCGCCAGCTTGTAGATGCTGGGACGCTATCTAATCTTCCGGGTGGGTTGAAAAGCCGGGGGATGCGCATAAAGGGCGACGATACGCCAATTTCTCCGGGAGAGTTTAGAGACGTAGATATTGGTTCTGGTGCTATACGGGACAACATCTTGATGCTTCCCTATAAGGAACCAAGTCAAGTATTGTCGGGGCTGCTGGATAAGATTGTAGAGGATGGGCGTAGGTTTGGCGCAACTGCGGACATGAAAGTTTCCGATATGTCTGCGCAAGCGCCCGTTGGAACGACGCTGGCTATTCTTGAGCGCACCCTTAAGATTATGTCGGCAGTGCAAGCGCGGGTTCACTTTGCGTTTAAGCAAGAACTAAAATTAATTGCAGAGTTAGTGCGCGAGGATTCCCCGGCTAATAAAGAGTATCCGTATGAAGTGGACGGGGAGCAAGGCCGCAGCGCTAAGTACGAAGATTACCGCCACGTAGAGATTATCCCGGTGTCTGACCCAAATGCGGCAACGATGAGCCAGCGGGTTGTTCAGTATCAAGCAGTTTTGCAATTGGCGGCGATGTCGCCACAGATATACGACATGCCAGAGCTACACCGGCAGATGCTGCACGTTTTGGGTATTAAAAACATAGAGAAGCTTGTGCCTACTGCGGATGACATAAAACCAACTGACCCCGTGCAGGAAAACCAGAATGTGCTAGCAGGTAAGCCGGTAAAAGCTGTTGCTTACCAAGATCACGAATCGCACATAGCAGTGCATAGTATGGCTATGCAAGACCCAATTATCCAGCAGTTGATTGGGCAGAACCCCCAAGCGCAGACAATACAAGCGTCCATGATGGCGCATATAGCGGAGCACGTTGGGTTTGCATACCGCAATAAGATGTCTGAGGCTCTGGGCGCACCGCTGCCAGACTCTAAAGAAGGTTTGCCACCAGAGATGGAGTATCAGTTGTCCAAGCTCCTTGCTCAAGCCGCAGCACAGGTTATAGCGCAGAGTAGAGCGATGGTTGCTAGCCAACAAGCACAGCAAAATCAACAAGACCCGCTGATGCAGATGCAGCAGCAGGAGCTTCAGATTAAACAG